CGTCACCGGGTTTATGCAGGGGGAAATCGACCTGGCCATCCAGGAGCTGGAGAAGCAGATCGCCCAGGTGGAGGACGAAAACGAGATCCCACCCCTCCCCCTGAAGGCCATCACGAAGCCCGGGGAGAACGTGCTGGACCTGTTCGCCGGCGGGGGTGGCACGCTCATCGCGGCCGAGGAAACCGATCGCACGGCCTTTCTCATGGAGCTCGACCCGAGATACTGCGACGTGATCCGGGAGCGGTTCGAGAACTTCAGCCAGGCTTCCGGCAGTCGCCCAGGAGCCGCTTGACGTGGCGAAGCGCAAGCAAGCCCCGAGGCACCCCCTCTCCGGCACCCCGGAAAGCCCGTGGCGGCGCAACGGGGGCGCACGGGAAGGCGCCGGCCGCCCGGAAGGTGTCCAGGACCTCCGGACAAAGCAGTTCGCCATCGCGCGCCAGGAGCTCTCGGACCTCATCCGGAAGAAGGTCGACCCGGGCCCGCTCATCAACGTCTACCACCTCCGTGCCCTCAACGGGGACCTCCGCGCAACGGAATTCCTCTTCGAGTACGGGTGGCCGAAGCCGAAGGAAATGGAAGAGTTCGATTTCCAGGCCCTCTTCTCCGGCGCCGTCGTCAAATGCAAGTTCCCCGACAGTCCAAGTTCTGGAGCTCGAGGGTCCGCTGCTCTACCCCTACCAGCGGGAGCTGGTGGAGCTGGACGACCGGGACCTGGTGATCCTCAGCGGGACGGGGCTCGGTAAAAGCTACCTGGCCGCAGCCTGGAAATGGAGACGACGATCGACACTTCACGGTTCTCTCGGGATCACGGCCGCCCCCACGGAAAAGCAGACGCTGCCCGTGTTCAACGCGATGCGGGAGCTCTGCCGCAAGGTCCTCGTGCCGGGCGTGCGCGGGGTGAACGAGGCCCCGGGGAACCGTCGGCTCCGCTTCCTGAATGGGAGCGAGGAGCAGTTCCGATCGTGGGACGTTCCGGACAACCTCCGCGGGCCCCACGCCCACGATGTTCTCGCGGACGAAGCGGGGATGCTCAGCGAGAAGGCCGCCGGGATCCTATCCAGCCGGCGCTCGTCGACGCTCGGCCCCATGTTCTACATCGGCAACCCGGGACCCATCATGGGACCCTTCTGGAAGCTCTGCGAGCGGGCCCAGGACCCGGTGAACGCCGGCCGCTACCTCTACCGGAAGTGGACCTATCGCGACATCCTGGCCATGCTCATGGATCCCGTGTGCCTCTTCCACGACCCGGTGAAGGCGAAGGTGTACCAGCGGTTCATCGACGAGGAGCGCGCGGCCCGGGAGCCCTTCGAATTCGAGCTCCTTTACGAGGCGAACTTCGCCTCCCCGCCCGAGGCCTACTTCGCGAAGTGGGTCGACAAGGTCACGACGCTCCAGCAGGATCCGAACCCGCACCCGGGACACCCGTACCTGATGGGATGGGATTACGGGGAGGACCGGGACTTCACCGTGGGGATCCCGCTCTGCATGAAGTGCTGGACGGTCACCGACATGTTCCGGACGACCCGGGAGCCCAGCACCCAGCAGAAGGTGGAGATCGCGGAGTACAGCAAGCACTGGAACAACGCGACCGCGGTCATCGAGTGCAACGGCCCGGGCGGACCCATCTTCGACGAGGTCGAAGCCCTCACCGGGAATGCGCAGCGCTGGTGGACGGACGAGACGACGAAGCGCAATGCGATCTTCGAGCTCTCGAAGCTCGGGCGCAACGGCATGATCCGCCTGGCCCCCCTGCCTCCCCTGCAAGAAGAGCTGAAGATGTTCCGATCGATCCGGAAGGCCACGGGCGGATGGAAGTTCTCGGCGCCGGAGGGGATGCACGACGACTGCGTGATGGCGCTCCTCATCGCCGTGGGCTCCGCGCTGTCTGGGGCGACCGCGTACCTCAACATGATCCAGGCCCAGATCGACAAGCAAGCCGAGGAAGCCAAGAAGCTGAAGGGGTGACCCGTGGCAGATGAATTCGCCCTGACCGGACGGACCCGGATGACGGATCGAGAAGGCACGATCCCGATCCTCTATGACGCCCAGAACCGGGTGATCCGGTCGACCCCGGAGCAGCGCGCCGCCTTCGAAGGACGTCCCCCGGGCCCGGGCGTTCCCCTCACCCCGGTCGAGCCTCGAGGCGAAGAGCCCCGGGGATACTTCCCGCCCATCGGTCAGAACCTCAATTACATCCCCCGCACGGAATTCCCCTGGCTCACTCCCTTCGATCAGCTCCGCAACCTCGCGGCCGCCTCCTGGATCGTGGCCACCGCCGTCGAAGACGTGAAGAACCAGGTGCTGGGAATGGAATGGGACATCCATTCCATCGAGGAGAAACGCGGGAAGGGTCTCAAGGACAACATCGCACGGGTCAAGAGCTTTTTCCGCCGTCCCGACCGGATCCATGACTTCCGGGCCTGGCTCGCCATGCTCCTGGACGATACGCTGGTGTGCGATGCCCTCACGCTCTACCGACAGCGCAAGGTGAATGGGGAGCCCTACGCGCTCAAGCCCATCAACGGCGCGACCATCAAGCCGATCGTCGACAGCTTCGGGACGCCTCCGGAGCCTCCCGAGACCGCCTACCAGCAGATCGGTTACGGCCGCGTCGAGACCGAGTACCACCGTCCCTACACGGACCGGACGCAGCTGGACATGGCCCTGCGACAGAGTCGAACCCAACCGGGCGCCCGGCCCGTCGAGCTCGTCTATGCGCCTCGCAGCACCCGGACCTATACCCCGTATGGGCAGGGCCCGGTCGAGCGCGTCGTGATCATCCTGAACGTGGCGCTCCGGCGAGACCTCTACTATCTCGGGTACTACACCGAAGGGAACATCCCCGAGGCCTTCTGGAAGTGCCCCGAGAGCTGGACGCCCACTCAGATCCTGGACATGCAGGTCAAATTCGAGTTGATGCTGGCAGGGGAGATCGGGCAACGCCGCCGGCTCCGGTTCATGGCGGGAGGCCCGAACTCCGGCCTCGAGAACCCCCGGGGGCACGACCAGTGGCAGAAGGACTTCGATGAGTACCTGGCCCGGGCCGTCTGCTATGCCTTCAGCACGAGCCCGCTTCCCCTGGTCCAGCTGATGAACCGGGCCACCGGGGAGATGGCCGACGCCGAGGAGTCGCACTCCGGCTTCCACCCGATCCGGCAATTCATCGCGGAGCTCTTGACCCGGGAGATCCACGAGTTCCTGGGGGAGCCGGAGCTCGAGTTCATCTGGACCGAGGACAAGGAGGCGAACGAGCAGCTGGAGTACGAGCGGTCCGTGGCCTACGTCGACCGTGGGATCGACAGCGTCGACGAGGTCCGTGCGCGTCGCGGGGACGCTCCCACCGGGATCCCTCGGTTCATCATGACGCCCGCGGGCCCCATCTTCGTGGACGACCTTCTCGCGGAGCACGCGGCCCATGGGGATCCCGGCGCGGTCGCGCCTGGGACGGAAGGGCAGGGAGCGATCGATATCGCATTACCTCCGGCCGCCGGTGGTGAAACCCTCCAGCTCACGACCGGAGAGGAGATGCCTGCGAAGAAGCCGGCCGCCAAACCTTCTGGAGATGCGGTGGCACCCGCCGGCACCGAGGCGGTTTCTGATACTGCATTGAACGGAGCGCAGATCGACTCCCTCGTACTCGTCGTGCAACAGGTAGCTTCCGGAGAACTTCCGCTCGAGACTGGCGTGCAGCTGTTGATCGCCGCCTTTCCCTTCTGGGACGAGGCGCGGGCGCGGCGGATCCTTGTCCCAGCCGCAGAGGCTGGACCCCCCAGTTCGACGGAGGGAGAGGGAGCGGAACCATCAAAGGCTGGGGAAGCCGCGCGGGCCCTGGACGTTCCGCTCCCACCGGCAGCCGGAAAGCTCGTCCGGAACCTTCGGGTCAAGCTTCCTGGCCGGGGCTCGATTACGATCCAGAAAGCGCGCCTCGTGGAACCTCCCTTGGCTCTGGAGCTCAAGCGGTGGAGAAAGGTCGCCCTGAAGTGCTTGGGTGGCCCACAGCGGGCCTTCGTGTCCCAGTACATCCCGGACGGATTGAAGAAGGCGATCGGGGAGTGGTTGGACACGGCCCGGAGCGAAGAAGAGGTCGGGTGGGCCTTCCGGTCCCTGGTCCGGGCCCGCCGGCCCCTGGTCACCGTTCGCCGGCGTCTCCGGCTCGAGCGTGCCGTCCGGAAGGCTGCCCGGGAGCACTTCCTCGAGCAGGCCTCGGCCGTCGCGAAGCTCGTGGGGGACTACTACGTGCCCCCAGGAGGGGAGAAGAACCGGCGCCTCGCGGCGAAGGCGGTCCCACCCGATGATGAGATCGACGAGGCCATGGAGTGGGAAATCTTCATGGAGAAGGTCCAGGGTCCCATCGGGCAGGCCTTCCTCGAGGGAGAGACGCTCGCCGGCGAGGCCCACGGGATCACCGTGGAGTTCGGGATCACCGACGAGCAGGCGGCCGCCTATGCCCAAGAGCGCGCCGCCGCGCTGGTGGGAAAGCGGATCCTCTCGGACGGCACGGTGGTGGACGCGCCCAGTAAGTTCGCCGTCTCGCAGACGGTCCGGGACGACCTCCGCGCCACCATCGCCCGGGCCTTCAAGGAAGGCTGGAGCGAGAAGGACCTTCAGAACGCCATCGAAAATCAGGACTTCTGGGGCTGGAGGGCCGACCGGATCGCGCGCACGGAGGTGGCTGTTGCTCTCAACAAGGGAACGGCAGTAACGTATCGGACGGCCGGAGTCGATACCGTCACCATCATCGATGGGCACGGGTGCCTGCGGGATGGGCACAATGACGCGGTCGCCGGCGTGAATGGAGAAACGTGGAAGCTCGACGAGTACGAAGAGGATCCGGTGGGGCATCCGAACTGCGTCCGGGACGCGGTGCCGAACCTGGAGACGGCGATCCCGTGAAAGCCGACGCAAAGGTTGAGCTGCCTCGCCCCTTTGATCGGCTGCGGAAGCTGGGACCGCACATCCGTCGGCCGCTTCGAAAGGCGGAGTGAACATGCGACTGGATCCCCTTCTCACCCTGGATCAGCGCGAAGAGCTCGAGGCCCTGGAGGCAGAGGAGATCCTGCAGAAGGGGATCGTCCAGGTCATCGCGCCTCAGGTCATGGCCCGGATCGCCAAGGGACCATGCTTCCAGGTCATCGGGGACACCGTGAAGTTGCGCGATCGTGAGTACATCGTCCGACCGGATGGAGGCCTGAGGAGAAGTACACCGAAGGAGTCACGCCGAAAGAAGTGCCGGAGGTCGTAGGCCGAGGTCCCGGAGGGTAGCTCCCCGAGGGATGTTGAACACCGAAAAGTAAAGCGGGCCGTGTGGGGCCACACCCTCACACGACCCGTTTTTTTTTCGGTCCTAACAGGAGACGCCGATGTCCGCAATCCAGTTCGACCTTCTTGCCTCGGCAGCGCAGACCGCCAGCGGCAACGGCGCCACCGTCGACGTCTCCGGGATCAAGGAGCTGCTGGTCTTCGTCGATGCCACGGCGACCTCCGGAACCGTCACCGAGTGGGATGCCTGGCTCGAAAGTTCCAACGACGGTGGAAGCTCCTGGTTCGAGGTCCTGGCCGACTCCGTCTTCAAGAATGGCGGCACGGACCCGGGCCCCGCCGGCGAAGCGGGCACGGGAAATCAGCTTCCCATGCGGGACATCGTGAATGAGACGGCCGGGCAGGCCGCCTCGAAGTACGTCGCGAAATACTCCGTGTTCGGAAACAAGGTCCGGTTGAGGTGGTCTCTGGCCGGGACCACTCCCTCGCAAACCTTCTCGGGCAAAGCGGTCGGCAAAAACTGAAGAGGAGAGCACCGATGGCACAGGGCAGGATCTTCCACCGCTTCGTAGCATTCCAGAAGGTGGACGAGGATCTCCGAGAGGTATGGGGCGATGCGACGGTCGAGGAGATCGACAAGCAGAAAGAGATCGTCCGCTTCCCCGGCGCCGTGAAAGCCTTCGACGCCCAGGACATCTACTTCACGAAAGCGAGCAAGGGCAAGTCGAAGGGCAACGTGCGATCGATGCACCAGCCCATCGCCGCCGGCCGGGTCATCGCCTGGGAGGCCGACGAGAAGCGGAAGGCGATCCCGATCGGGACGAAGATCGACGACGACGCCGAATGGGCCAAGGCAAAGGCGGGGACCTACATCGGGTTCTCGATCGGTGGGGAGGTCACGAAGGAGCACAAGGAAACGATCGATGGCCAGGAGATCAACATCATCGATGAGTTCGACCTGATCGAGGTTTCCCTGGTCGACCATCCCGCCTGTCCTTCGGCCGTCTTCTCCGTCGTGAAGGTCGCCGCGGCGGACCCCGCTCCCCTGGCTCCCGCAGCTCCCCTGGCTCCCGAGACTCCGGCACCGGAGGTGAAGGCCGAGAAGACTCCCAGCTCCGTGCAGACCCTGATCTTCGACAAAAAGAAGTTCGACGCCGCGGCCGCGAAGAAGTGGGCCCGCGATCTCGGCTTCAAAAGCCGCACCGTCGACGAGACGGACGACTCGATCCGGATCCGGCAGCGCGACCCCGGAGACTTCAAGGAAAACTCCGTCCGCATCATTGAGCTCAAAGACGGCGTGAAGGCGGAGGTGGGGCACCCCAAGATGGACACCGGGCGCTTCGGGAAAATCCTGAAGGCACTGGGGAACTCCTTCGCCAAGCGTTCCGAGTCGATGAGCATCATGCCGATCCTCTGCGCGCTCCACGACCTGCAGAACGCCCTCGACTCGGAAGCTTTCGAAATGGCGATGGGCGAGGACATGGCCCAGGAAAAGGCGGACATCGGGCTCCTGGGAGACGCGGTCGAAGCACTCCTGGAGTTCCTGGGATCGGAATTCCAGCAGGAGGTCCGGAGCTACCTGGCTGCCGAAGCCGGCGCGGACGGACGCCCCATGTACTTCCTCGACTGGGCGGAGACGGTGAGCAAGGCTCTCACGCCCCTGCAGCTGGAGAAGGTCCTCGGGGACGATGACATGAAGAAGAACCTCGAGGCGATCCACCGGATGGGCCACGGCCTGGTCACCGCTTCCGGCGTCATGGGGAGCGGATGCCCGGACAAGGTCTGCAAGGAAGAGGACGCCGAGGACGACGGCGAAGAGGAAGACACCGCCGAGGGTGACGGCGAGGGTGAAGACGCCGGCGCCGCCGGAGAGTCGGAAGGAGACGGTGAGGAGGACGACGGCGAAGGGGAAGACGACGGCGAAGAGGAAGATGGGAAGGGCAAAAAGGTGGCCACCCTGACGCCTGCCAGAGTCGTTCCGGTTTCCGCCGTGGCCGCCACGCCGCGCAAGAGCACCGGAAAAAAGATCCTCAAGAGCCTCGCCAAGGTCCATGAACAGCTCGGAAGCATGAAGGCTTCCGTGGACTCCATGGACACGCGGGTGAAGTCCCTCGAGGAGTTGCCGACGGCCATCGGACGGCCTCCGGCAGTCCCGCACGAGAAGCAGATCCCCGGGGTCGATGGGCCGACCGGGATCGCGGATCCGCTCGCGCTCCTTCGGAAGCGGGCGGAGGAGGAACTCGATCCGGTTCGGAAACAGACCCTGACCCTCATCCTGACCGAAGAAACCATCAAGCTGCAGCAGGCCGGCGTCCGCGTCGGATAGCCCGTCGCTGCGTAGGAGAACGCACGTGAACCTTCAGGAACTGATCCAGGACACCCTGGCCAAGGTCGCCGCGGCGACGAAGGCGGCCCGGAGTGACCCGGGAATGAAGAAGGCGATCGATCTGTCCGTCGGCCTCGTCGGGTTCAACCTGCAGGCGCCGGCAAAGCAGCTCGTTCCCCTGATGTCCCCCTTCTACAACTCGATCCCCCGCCGGGTGAAGCAGGGAGCGAACTCGGACAACTGGCGCCAGATCACCGCGCTGAGCTCCCCCGAGCTCTTTACGGCGGAGAACGCGGCCGGGAACCCCTTCACCACCACGCTGTCCACGAAGACCGCGCCCTTCAAGGTCGCCTCAGTCCGCGGGCAGGTGACCCGGGAAGCGCAGGCCGCGTCCATCACCTTCGACGACGCCCTGGCCAAGGAGACGGCCAACACCCTGTTGATCGCGCTCAAGCTCATGGGCCAGGCCTACCTGTACGCCAACATCACCGACACCGGGGCGCCCGCGGCGCCGACCTGCACGGAAGTCGAGGCGGCGGGTAACCTCCCGGCCGATCAGTACTTCGTCCGGATCGTCGGCCTGAATGGCATGGCGTCCAACCGCGTGCCGATCGACGTGCCCGGAAACTACGGGGAGACGATCGCCGCGAACGCTCTCCTCGCCGGCCGTGCGGTTCCGGCCGCCGGTGTCAACGCGCTCCAGAGCACCACGGCCCTCGGCGGGTGTGGTCTCACCACCATCAGCGCGGAAGGCACCGTGACCACCACGGGTGGATCCGATGGGATCAAGATCACCTGGGCGGCCATCCCGGGATGCACCACTTACGCAGTCTTCGTGGGCCTGACCACGGGAGCCGCGAACCTCACCTGCGAAGCGGTGGTGAGCCAGACTTCCGTCACCCTGTCTTCCCTCGCGACCGGGGGAGTCGCCGGCAACGACGCGACCACCGTGCCGACCGCCGACGAGACCGGCAATGCGAAGCACTTTGACGGCATCCTGCCCCAGCTCCTCGCGGCCGGATCCGGCGCCTACCTCAAGAACGTGAATGGCATCCTGACCGGCACCGCGGCTTCGGCCGAGGTGGTCGAGATCCAGGACGCCTTCTCGTCCATTTACCGCACGGCCAAGATCGGGAAGTTCCGCGTGGTGATGTCCGGGAACGACGCCCGCAGCCTGGCCAAGAAGGGGATCCTCTCCAACGCGATGCAGATCTTCGCCCAGCCCACCGCCGACGGTCGGATCAACATGACCATCGGCGCGCACGTGGGAGAGATCCTGAACGCCACCACCGGAGACATCTGCCCTGTGGAGGTCGAGCCGTGGGCGATCCCCGGAACGATCTTCATCCTCCCGATGGAGATCCCTTACCCCATGGCGAACGCGGCCAACCCGTTCGAGTGGGTCGGAAACTACGATTGGGAGCGGTGGGAGTACGCGTCGACCACGACCACCGGCCCCATCTACCCCTTCGAGACCCGGTGCAACGGCGCGCTCGAGGCCATCTTCACCGGAGGCTGCGGCGTGCTTTACAACGTCTTCCAGGGTTAACGGAAGACGGTTCTGCTCTGAGCTCAACGGTGGGGGCCCGCAGCTGGGCCCCCGCCCCTTTCCGAGGAGACTCCCGTGGCAAAAAAGAAGGTGGTGAAAAAGCGGGTCGTGAGGGATCCGGAAGAAGGGATCGAACGCGAGGAGGAGTACGAAGAGGAAGTGGAAGAGTCGACGGTTCGGATGAAGGTGCCGGCAGGCGTCGGCGCAACCGGGATCCCGGTCGGGGACGAGGTGATCCAGATCGTCCCGGACAAAAAGGGGTTCGTCGATGTCCCCAAGGGCTGCACCGCAGCGCTGCGGTCCCTGGGGTACAGCATCGTTCACGAGGACAAAGACGCGGAGTGATCCGTGGCGGACCTGATTACCCTCGAGGAATTCAAGTCCTACCTGGGCCCGGACGTGAAGAAGAGCTCCCAGAACGACACGGAGCTCGGGAACCACGTCGCGAGCGCCTCGGACTGGGTCCGGGACGAGATCAACCGGGACATGGACGAGCGCGCGTACACCGAGGTCCTCGATGGGAACAACCAGCAAATGATCCAGCTGGCCCACGAACCCATCAAGCTCTCCGTGGTGCCGGTGGTGGTCGAGAACGGGGTCACGCTGGCGGTGGCCTTCGGGTTCAGCTCCTCGGCCGACGTCATCGTGAAGCCGGGCACCCTGGCCCCTCGAGAGAGCGCTTACCTCGCCCGGGTCATGGGGCCTTCGGCTCCCATCACCCCGGCTTACGCCCAGCCCGGACGGTGGGCCCCAGGGTTCCAGAACATCACCGTGACCTACACGGCCGGGTACGCCGCCTCGGACATTCCCCCCGCCATCAAGGGTCTCACGAAGTACATCGCCGCACGGTTCTGGAAAGAGGCGGACCGGAAAGAGATCGGGATCGCCAGGAGAAGCACCGGCGGACGCTCCGTCGACTATGCCAAGGACCTCCCGGATCCCTACAAGACCACGATCGCCAACTGGAAGAAGTACACCTGATGAGCAATGGGAGCGGATGGAAGATCCGCATGGAGGGCGACGAGGCGGCAAAGAAGGCGATCGCCGCAATGCCCGGGGAGCTTCGCGCCGGCGCGTACCAGGTGGCCACGATCTCCGCCGTCCGCTTCCGAGGCCGCGTGGTCCGGAACATCGAGCGCACCTTCGGGTTCAGCAAGTCCCGGATCCCCCGGCCGAAGACGAACCGCCTGTCCCGGGGCGTCCGGACCTACGCGGAGAACGTCCCCTCCGGGGTCCGGGTGATCGGGGGAGTCCTGGCGATCGTTCCCTACGCGCGCATCCAGGAGCTCGGCGGTCAGACGCGCCCGCACTTCATCGTGGCGAGCCGCAAGAAGTCCCTGCGGTGGATCGCCTCGGAGTTCATCGGACCGATCCGGCTCACCGCCCGCGGGAAGCCGACTCGGGGCGGGAACCAGGGAGCCTTCCGCTTCGCCCGCTTCGTGCTCCACCCCGGCTCCACCATCATCAGCAAGCCGTACATGATGCCAGCCGCCATCGAAGAGCGTGACGCCTTCGTGGTTGACCTGGTCAAGAAGTACGGCGAGATCCTGCAGAGGAAGTGACATGGCCCCCCTCACCCCCCTGGCGAACCCCGGCATCGTCGAACAGGCGATCGCGGCCATGGCCAATGCCTACGAGGCCCTGAAGATCGAGAACGGTTACCGCTACGACGTCGTCCACGTCTACCGGCACACGATCTCCGAGGAGAGCCTGGACTCCATCGAGACCCCGGCCATCGTCGTGGTGCGGCCGGATGGGCAGACGGGAACGATCCAGTGGCAGGACGAGCGGGCCTACCTCGAGACGCTCCGGATCGACGTCGTAGGCCTACTCCGGGCCTCGGGAGAGAACCCCGAAGAGGAAGGGTTCGCCACGAAAGCGGAGGCATTCCTTTCCGACCTGAAGAAGCTCCAGATGGCCGATCCCCAGTTCGGGCTCGGGCATGCGGGTGTGATCAAGAACTCTCGGATCGTCGCGGATGGGAACGATGCCGGGTGGGACTCGGCGATCGCCAGTCCGGGCATCGGCATTGAGCTCACGATCTTTTTCGACGGGGTGAACCCATGACGGAGGAAGCAATGGCGAAGAAGGCCTGGAAATTCGCGGCCGGCCCGAACCTGCCGGCCAACGCACACGTGAACCTCGGCGCCGCCGGCGTCGGGAACCTGGGCAAGATCAAGGATCCCCTGACCGGAAAGATGGTCGAGGGGATCGACTATTCCGGCTGCATCGAGCTCCACCCGGGCAAGGAGCTCGAAGCGGACGTCGTGGAGTTCCCGGACCGTCTCCAGGAAGCCATCAACCGCGGGCACCTGGTCGTGGTGAGCGCCCCGGAAAAAGGGAAATAACCAGCTTCTCAGAAGCTGTTCAGTTCGTTCCAGGGAACCCGAGGACGGCCCCAGAGGCCACGTCGAAGGAGACGCAGATGTCGGTAACGTTGCCGAGTGTGAAAGTCAGGGCGGGCGTGGTCTCCTTCGGTGACTACGTGACCGCCAAGGGGGCCGGGACCCTCGTGGACGCTGGGCTCACGAAGGGTGGCGTCACGATCGGTCCGAAGACCGCCTATCACCACATCGAGGGCGATCAATACCTGGGCGAGCTGTCCTCGATCCCGACCAAGCGAGAGCTCGAGCTCAAGTTCACCATGACGGAGACCGATACGGCGAAGCTCCTCATGGTCACCAACGAGGACGCGGCCACCTATCGAGCCGGGACCACGCCCAACTTCACGGTCAATGTCGATGCCGACGCGCGCGAACGGTATCAGCAGATGATGCTGTCCATCCCGGGCGGCGGGGTGGGAAGCACGGGACTGCGGGTCATGACCTTCTGGCGCACCGTGGTCACCGCCTGCGATCCGATCGGGTACAAGAAGGACGTCGAGCAGATGTACGCGGTCACCGTGAAGGTCCTCCAGGAGATCAGCGGAACCGGTCTCGACACCTTCTACCGGCAGGTCGACACGTAATTCGACGCGGCCGTTCTATAAAGCCTGGTCTGCATACGTCTGCAGGGAGGTTCTCGCGTGAACGAGTTCGACCTGATCGACACCCGGATCCCCGTCGAGATCGGGGACAAGACTTTCGAGGTCCGCCAGATCCGGGTGCAGGATATCTTCCGGATCACCCGCCGGTTCGATGATGAGATCCGCGCCTTCGTGCGGGAGGAGGTCCCGGATGCCGGGAAGCTCTTCCAGTCGCTGGGCCAGCAGGACCTGGCGGACCTCTATTCCTTCGCCCTGGATCCTTACGCTCCCGCCCACCTTCGGGCTCACTTGACGCTGCCGAAGGCGATGGAAGTGGGGATCCTCATCGGGTCGGTGAATGACCTCGATCGGATCTGGAAGTCTCTGAAGATCGGTTCTCCGGCGCCGGCAGCCGAAGGCCAGGTGCAACCTCTCGCGGCCGAGACCTCCACCGTCTCCTCCATGGTTCGCATCATCGATCGGCTCGCCGCCCGCTACGGGATCGATCCCCTGGTGATCCCGAAGTGGCCCTATGAAGCCTTTCTGACGCTGGTGGACGCCGTCGATGAGGATGTGAAGGCCCGGGAACGCCAGGCGCTTCTCCTGGCCGGCCTGGATCCGGATCTTCTGGATGACTCCCGCATCAAAGCCGGACCCATCGCGGACCTGAACAAGCTGGTGAACTGACATGGCCGGCGAGGACCTGACCCTCAAAGCAGTCCTTGAGGCGGTGCTCGACGCCCGCGGCTTCGAAGAATTCAAAA